GAGAGAACAAAAAAAGCTGAAGATTATATGCTAGGAAGCTTATAATACCTCCTTTCGCCGTCCTATTTATAAAGAAAAAGAATGGCGTTTTCTAGCAATCCACGAATTCCTAATGAAGGCTTAGTACTTCTGCTAGACGCTGCCGACATAACATCTGCCCGTTCAGTACGAGCTGTTGAAGTTATGGTCGTCGGCGGAGGCGGAGGCGGGGGTATGGATATGGGCGGAGGCGGAGGCGGCGGCGGAGTGCTGTACGATCCTAACTACTTAGTTACTCCGGGTGTAGGAATTACCGTTACCGTAGGAGCTGGAGGCTTTGGAGCACCGGCAGGTAATGGCGGATACAGAACTGACGGAGCAGGTCCGCAACCTAATAGTCACCAATTCACTATCTCAGCAACTAACGGATCCGATTCAGTATTCGGGAACTTAATTGCAAAAGGAGGAGGCTTTGGAGCAAGTTCCTACTACGGATACACTCCTAACTCAGGCATAGGAGGTTCAGGAGCATCCGGTGGAGGATGTTCAGCTTATACCCACGGAGGTGAGCGCTACGTAGATAATAACAACATTGTAGGACAGGGATATCCAGGAGGAAACTCGGGAAATCCCGCCACAGGTGCTGATGATCACTACTCAGGTGGCGGTGGAGGAGCCGGAGGAAGAGGGACTAGCGGACCAAACCACGTTGCTCCGAGCGGAACTGCCGGTCACGGAGGTCCAGGAGTTCTTATTTCAAGAATGAGTCCCTACTACTATAGCGGAGGCGGCGGCGGTTCTTGCTACTCCGGAACCAAGGGCGGAGACGGCGGCCTAGGAGGCGGCGGTGGCGGAGCAGCTGGTGGAAATGGAAATACTGTAGGGTTTGGAGATACTAACGGCAGGAATGCCGCTGGTAACGGAGGACTAGGAAATAATCAGCCAGGAGGCAACGCAGGCGCTAACACCGGAGGCGGCGGCGGCGGCGGATCTCACTACAACGCAAACAACAAAGGAGGAGAAGGAGGTTCAGGAATTGTAATTGTACGTTACCCCGGACCTCAAGCAGCCACAGGTGGAACTTATTCTTCTGTAAACGGAGTATCATTTCACACCTTTACCTCTAGCGGTACTTTTACTCCCAACAGCACTCATACAGTCTGGTACGACACTAGCGGTAAAGGCAACAATGCATCTCTAGAGAATGGTATCTCGCATAGCTCTCTTAACAGCGGAACTATGGTCTTAGACGGCACTAATGATGTTATTTATGCTCCGTCGGTAAACAGTTTTGGGGGTATACCAAATCATACATTTATAATGTGGGTAAAGTCACCAGGTCTCGGCCCAGGAAAATCCATAGGAGGACTATTCTGCCCAGACTATGGAATGATTACATATATAGCCGCAGACGGAAATATCGTGTATTACCTCTACAACTCAACTACATCAAGTTACGTTTCATCCATAGGAACTTCAGGTGTAAATGCATTTGATAACAAGTGGCATCACCTAGCATTTACTAGAGCCGATAACACACCTGCCCGGATCTATGTTGACGGAGTGCTGAAAGTATCTAGCGGGGACACAGGAACCTGGGCCGGAACTACAATCTGGAGTGGTATGAATATCCAGATAGGAAATAATCCTAACGATGCATATTACAACTTACTAGGTAACATAGCAGTTGCTAAGATGTATAAAAGAGCACTAAGTGCTTCAGAGATTCTTCAAAGTTATAACGTAACTAAATCTAGATTCGGATTATAATGGCACTTATAGTAGAACATAGTACGGTAGCAGTCACCATTTATGCAGTCGGTGAGACTGCAGAAGGACCTTTTTTAGGAGCTTTCCCGACCCGGGAACAGGCCGAAGAATTTCTAGCAAGCCTATAAAATGGGATCATCAGCAGGACCTCGTCAGCCCACCAAAGCAAATTTAATCTTCTCTATAGATGCAGCTGATTTTCCAAACAGTGCTATGCCGCTAGGCTGTGGAGGTTTTAACGGAAGCAACCAGGGAATGCGGAGTAATATTAACGGACTTATTCTACAATTTACAAACGGACTTAGGTTAACCGGTCGGGAATACTACACAGGCTTCGCTATCGACTATCCTGAAGGTAGTTATGGCGGAGATGCAGCAAACCGGCAAGGTCTAACACCAGGATACGATGTAAGGTCCGGAGGTAAGACTTACGACGCAAGCCGTTCACTACATATGTGGGTTAGGAACATAGACACTAATAGCTGGATATCAGGTTACTTCCGTGGATTTAGACTAGGAGGTCACTGTTACGATAATTACAGCGGAGCTGAGAACGGCTACAACACCGAATTAACGCTTTTTGCAGAAGACTACAATACTGTAAAGTCTACTTTTCCTAATGCAATTTTTATAATTGCTGGCTCTCACCGTGCTGATCGATATAACTCTACAGTACGTAACATTCTGTATGACTTAGGAATGCCTACAGGCACTTCTTTAGATAACGACTATGTACCTGCTCCGGAATGGATACTAGTAGGAAAACCGGGACTAGGAGCCGGCAGAGCATACGGCTGGGTTTACGAAAACTACACAACAAATCCAAACCAGGTAGCTCATATAAATTTCGGACTCCCCCTAAAAGGAGTTAAATCAGCTCTTGAATTCGATGGATCTAACGACTACCTGCCTCTAGCTACAAACCTGCAGTCAGGCTTTACTGCAGCTAGTTACGAGTTTGTATGTAATCCCTACTCCCTACCCGGATCAGGGAATTTCCACCAGTTATACATCCAAGAAAATAGTACCTGGCTTGCTCTCTATAACATCAGCGGAACTGTGTTTTTTGGTGTTGATTTAAACAACGGTTCAGGATGGTTCGATAATAACGGAGGATGGAATACCGGAGCTAGAACAACAGCAACGATTACTGCAAACCAGTACTACCATGTGATGTACACCTGGGAGGGAGCGGTGGTGAAAGTCTACCTAAATGGAGTACTTCAGTCTACAACCTCAACTCTTCAGGCCGCAAACAGCCGTCAAGATGTTACAGTGCTAGGAGGCGGTACAACTCACCGTAATATAGGTTCAAGATATTCAGGAGCAGGTAATAACTGGTACGGTACTATCGATGTAGTAAACTTCTACAACAGAGGACTATCAGCAACCGAAGTAACACAGCAGTATAATAATTACAGAACAAGATTTAATCTAGCATAATGTTCTACTCACCTAAAACATCTGCAGACGGATTAGTGTTTAATTACGACACCGGAAATACTGTACGCTCGTATTTGGGTGAACCTACGACTAATACGGTTGGACAGTTAAACAGTTTTAATCCTTTAGATCTATACACCTGGACTACTGGAGGACACCAGTTATCTAGTGTTAGTAGAGATACGTCTATAACCTCTCCAGTTAGAGGAACTGTACTTAAAGTAGTTACATCCGGAACTAGTGCCTATGGAGGTAGTTATAGCTCTTCAGGGTTTAATATTGCAGCAGCTTCAGTAGGTCAGACCTGGACTATGAGCATTTATATTAAAGCCCCGGTTGGATCAAACCCAAGTATACTATTCTTTGAAGCAAATTCTGCAGGTAATTACACTAACTATAGTCAGCAATATATAACACCGACAGGAGAGTGGCAGCGCTTGAGTGTAACTCGGACATTAACCGATGCAACTACAGCATACGTACAGGGGAGATTTGATATGTATACTTCCGGAGTTACCGTATACTACGACGGACTTCAGGTAGAGCAGAAATCTAAAGCCACTCAGTTTACTGTAGGAACCCGCTCTGCTACCCAAGGTCTCAAAGACCTTACAGCAAAAAATACTATCAACATAAGTACAGTATCATTTGACAGCAATGCTCAAATGACTTTTGACGGTACGGATGACTATGCTTTAACATCTAACTTTCCTGCATTATCTAATTGGAGTACCGAAGTATGGTTAAATCCTAGTGTTTATACATCAGCTCAAAAAGTACTACTAGATGTTAACTTAGGTATAAGATTTGAAATTTCTAATGGATATTTTAATTCTCATTTTGGAAACGGAAGCGGATGGATTTATACTAACCTACCTTCAACTACTCAAATAGCTGCTAATAAATGGTTCCACGTTGTTGTAACAGTCCAGAGCGGAGGTCAAGCTAAAGTATACGTAAATGGAGCTTTAGAAAACACCCTAAGCATAGGCTCAGGAACTACACCAAACATACCTCTATATATCGGACGGTTTACAGGTGCATCAGGGTACGAATTTAACGGAAATTTATCCGTGGTAAAAATATACGGCCAAGCACTCACGGCCGACCAGGTACAAAGAAACTTTAACGCAGTTAAATCACGCTTTAACATAGCATAGAATGGGAATTAGAAGAGGACCAAATATTGTACAGTCAGGACTAGTTCTGTCTCTGGATGCCGGTAATATAAGATCTTATCCGGGTTCGGGTACTGCTTGGAAAAATCTAGCAGGACCTTCCGGGAATGCGACTCTTACTAATGGAGCTGTTTATGCTAGTGCAAATAAAGGGGTCATAGAGTTTGACGGCTCTAATGACTATATTACTTCCACATTTGGTACAACATCAGGACAAGCAATCACTTATACTGGATGGTTATATTCCACAGAAACAACAGCAACATATAGAAATTTTGTAGATAGTGTAACTGCAGCACCTATGATATGGTGGAACGCTTCTGGGCAAATAGAGTTTGATGCAGCATTATATACAACAACAGTAGTTTATAGGAATCAGTGGGTATATGTTGCATTATCCAAACCTTCTGGATCTTCCTCTGCATCATATTATGTAAATGGAGTTCTTGGTGGAACTGGAACGGCATACACTACACCAACATTAACACCAACTTGGTTTAATAGAGCAACCGCAGAGACTTGGAAAGGAAATTCTGCTTGTGTGCAAGCATACAACCGAGCACTCACAGCCTCAGAAATCCTACAGAACTTCAACATGACTAAAACTAGATTCGGACTATAATGGCAGGAAGAGTAGCACCATACATTGATAATACCGGATTAGTATTTGCATATGATCAGGCTAATATTGTGCGTTCGTATTTAGGAGAGCCTACAGTAAATTTAGCAACAAACACTCCCTCTCAAGGCGGATGGCCAGGATCTTATACTGTAGTAGACAGTGCTAATAAGACTTTTGATTTTACAACATCAACAGTAGAATGGGGCGGCGATGCATCATGGACGACATTTTACTACGATGTATCGGCTTACACTGGACAGTATGTTACTATTTCGGCTACATTTGAATATGCTAGTGACCCTAACAAATTTAACTTTCTGTGGATAGGTCAAACCTCAGGAAGCGAGACTTACCTAGGATACTCCCCGGAAGCAGATAGGAATGTAAAGACTACAGATGATAGAGAAGATATTACCTGGAGTGGCGTAGTAGGAAGTGGTGGAAAGGTTGGAATATTAATTTGGATGTCTAATGGCACATCTACGACTGTAACTGCTAGGATATCTAATGTACAAGTGGAAGTTAAATCACATGCAACTCCGTTTGTAAACGGAACCCGTTCCGTCACCCAAGGCCTCAAAGACTTAACCGGCAGATCAACAATCGATCTATCAAACGTATCATTTGATAGCAGTGCACAAATGACTTTTGATGGATCAGATGACCGTATACTAACTTCTGAAAACATAGCGCTAAATGGATCACAGACATTTGAAGTCATAACAACAATTTCTGGAGGACCACAATCCCCAGCGGGTATAATTTCAAACCATGATTATGCTAATACGAGTAATTTTGGACTTAATCATATAAGCGGTAATAGAATAGGAATATCCATAGGATACACGGACAATAGTAGGGAATATGACTCTAAGTATACAACATATACTGCTACAGTAGGAACTCCTTTCCATCTTGTAATGACCTTCGACCAGTCTTCGAATACAGTTAAACTGTACATTAATGGTGTATTAGATTCTACTTTTGTTTTAACTAAAACTGTAAAATTTACAAGCCGACCGGTAGTATTAGGAAGATGGGACTATCAGTATAATTATTACTACTTCAATGGCAAAATACCAGTAGCGAAAGCATACAACCGAGCACTCTCAGCAGCAGACGTTACGCAAAACTTCAACGCAGTCCGTGGACGTTACGGAATTTAATATTTATAGTTATGGCAATAGCAACAGGATTTAGTAAAGCAACCACTGAAGGACTGATCTTAGGGTACGATACCGGAGACGGTACCAATAGCTTCAGAGGTCAACCGACTATCAATAAGTTTGCACTACCGGGCACTGCCGGACCAGGGCCAGGTTCAGACAACAACGTTAGTTTTGAAGTACAAGGTACCGGTACGTTTGTTAGACTGGGCTGGGGTCAGATGGTAGGGGATTACCTTATTAAGCCGGAAGATGTTGTGTACAAGTACACTCTTGGATCGAACGGATGTCATTATCACGGTAACGACCTTGCAATACCAGCCGGAACTTCCGCAACGTTTACAATTGAGTACTACGTAACTCCTGATGCTACAGGCTTTCCGGAAAATTCTACTCTACTTGTTTTTGAAAATGCCCTAGGAGGAAGTGCTTCAGTATCCACAGAAGTAGGTGTTTGGCGCACTCTTACATTTACTTCCGGACCAACAGGAGGCGCCGGTACCCTCAGGATGCTAGTATACCCAGGAGGCTGTGGACCCCGCATGGCCTCTAGCGGTATCCTATACATGAAAAACCCAAGAGTTGAGTATAGAGCATACAGTACCCCGTTTGTAAATGGAGAAAGAACAGCTACTAGAAGTCTACTGGATGTAAAGCAGACTTACACCCTGGATGTTACAAATATGTCTTTTGTTTCACCTGGCGATATGTTTTTTGATGCAACTGATGATTTTATTGACACAAACTTTGGAGTGAATGATTCATTGACTCAAGTTACAATGGAGGCTGTTGTATATGATACTAAGAATAACGGCGGATATAGAGCAATCATTCAGAATAACGTAGCTAGTGATGATGCACTTTATATTCAGCCAAGTAATGTGCTAGGGTTCTGGCCGTGTGCTGCCAGCTCGTTAACAGTCCCTGCCAATAGGTGGGCCCATGTGGTGTTTTCCTACAACGGATCCACTATGAGATATGCAGTTAACGGCGTACAGCAGGTAGTCAATTCTTCATGTGCAGATTGCTTAGATTTTGATTTCTTAAAAATCGGAGCCCATAGTGCCGGTGACGGAGAGAGATTCGGCGGCAAAATTGCAGTTGCAAAAGTATATAACCGAGCATTGACAGAGGGAGAGATAAATCAAAATTTTGGACTTTACAGAACTCGCTTTAATTTATACTAGTATTTATAATTAAACTAAAACACAATGAGTACATTTGAAAACAGACGTTGGGTAATCATCCCGACCACCGAAGTAGAAAACATCGACTTCAGCCAGGTAATGGAATCTTCAGCCGGTAGTCTCCGTCACTCGGTAGACGGTTCTAAGACCTTTATCAAGTATGATATCAATATCATACCCCAGGACATCACCCATACCTTTACCGACATTGAGACCGGTGAAGAAAGGACCTCTGTGACTCTGGCCGGAACTTACGGTCGCCCTACATTCCTTGATTATGAGGAAGTAACCGAATACACTCATTCTGAGATCCTAGCAATCCTAGCAACCGAAGAGTGGACTGCCCCTAGAACAGAAGGAGATCCGATCTAGTCAGCTGTTATGGCGTTACATCATAGTCCAAAGATTCCTACAGCCGGGCTGTCTTTACTTCTAGATTCTACCAATCCTAAATCCTACCCGGGATCAGGGAACACATGGTACGATATCTCCGGTAAGGGGAACCACGGTACCTTAACTAATTTTACAGGACCAGGAGCAGGAACAGCTAGCGGATTTGATAGTAACACAAAGTACATGATGTTTGACCGTCACGTAGGAGCAGGAGACGGCGTAGCTAATAATTTTGTTGCAATGCCAAACTCAGATAGTTTGGATGAATGTATTCCTCAAAATGGAATGACTTTCTCAATCTGGATTAAGATTACTTCTTATACCTGTACTGCTTTAACGCGCTGGTCAGGATCTTGGGAGATTTACTACTGTTCTGCCCTTGTCTGGAGAACCGAAGGAACCGGTGGGAGTGATGGCAGCAGCGGGCTTGAAGCTAGTACGTACTTAAATAATTTTCATAACATTATTGCAACACACGACGGAAGTACCAGAAAGTTCTATATCAACGGAGTTGAAATATATTCAAACAGCAATTCTATATCCGGACAAAATACTACTAATGCATTTGGAATTGGAGCCTACAGCGGAGGTAACTACGCAATGATAGGAGCTTTGCCGGTCTACGCCCTATACAACAGAGCTGTATCTCCTACAGAGGCTTCTCAGATTTTCCAAGCACATAGAAACAAATTCGGGATATAATGAGCACACACTACGGAGGAAAAGTATACCGCAATGTAGCCGAGATCACCGGTCCTTCTGGCTTTTACAATGTAAAGACCAGTCTAGGAACCGTTGTAGTATATGTAAACCAGGAGTATAGCGGGGGAGGATGGGTGCTAGTTTTAGCTAATAGGCAAAGTACCGGGGGTATGAATAATCTTTCTTACCATAGTGCAGTAAATAAAAGCACTTACCGCACAAGCTCCACAGTAACCTCAGCCCCCAGAGGGATAGGTCTAGCGGACTTTAACTGCTGGGTAGGGACTAGATACTGGCAAGAATTAACCGGGAGAGTAACAGCCGGCAAAGTAACGGTAGTGCAGTACGTGTCCGGAACCAACGGAACTGCCTTAAACGGAAGCCACACCAAGCGCTACAGGTGGAGATTTAATAACTTCACTGCTACCTATGGATTCTCAGGTGCAGAAGCAGTTTCGGATGAAACTAGCACCGGAGCTCCAGGCTTCTATAGTTATCACGCTGCTAATGGATTCTCATTAACTACATTTGATAATGATCAGGATGTATACGGCCAAAACTGTTCAACACTTTACGGAAATAACCCGTTTTGGTATGGTAGCTGCTGGTCCGGTAATTATTTCGGAGGCGGCAGTGGATACGTCGATGCACCTTACTGGGACAGCTCAGGAGGAGATTACCACCAGTACGGAGCAGTATATATCAAATAAATTTTTCAATCATGCCAGCAAACACAGAGCTTAAACCAATGAAACTCACTATCGCCAGAGATGGTGATACCTGGAGCAAGATCGTAACCGTGATTGAGACCGGCTATGAAATCATTAAACAAGAAGGATTACTCCTCCTACCGGAAATGATAAATAAAGATTATTTTGACGGATGGGAGAACCAACTCAGAGGAAATCCTATGTTAAATATCGTTATTGTAGAAAGATTTATTTAAAATATTTATTGAAAAAAAAAACATGGCAGCGGGAGCAGGACCAAAAGTAGCGAACAGAGGATTAACATTTTTCCTAGATGCCACTAATACTAAATCTGCTCCTGCTTCCGGAACTTGGATCGATTTAGCAAGAAAGAACGGATCAGCTACCGCAGCCGGAAACCCTACTATCGGTACCCTTGGAGGAGTCCGCTGCTACGTGCTTGACGAAGTAGGTGACAGGTTTACAATGCCTACAGATACAAATAACCCTAACGCCGGTAATGCAACGATGGAAGCTTGGATCTACCCAGCTGCTAGTGAATTAACAGGAGGAGATAGAGGATGTATTATTCAAGGACATATTTATCATAGCTGGAACAAGAGTAACCAACAGCTAAGCAATTACTGGTATTCTACTGATAACCAGGGCTATCATGAACCGGGTGTTACTATGGCGAGAGAACAGTGGCATCATATTGCAGCAGTATATAATACAGATACCAACCAGCTCTACCAGTATGTAAATGGAGCTCTAGTAAATACTGTAAATACTTCTGCCGATAGTTCTTACGTAAGTGGCCTTAACATAGGGCATGAAGGTGACGGTCGACAGTTTGCAGGAGGCTTTGCAGTAATTAAAATGCATAACGTAGCACTAACCTCAGAAGAGGTTATAAGAAATTTTAACGATACTAAAAGAAAGTACGGGCGATGAAGTATATAGAACAGGGAACAGATTTAGAAGGAAATCCTTGCTGGTTTGTTTTAGAGAATGCAGACTTACTTGGTATTTATATAACTTTAGAAGAAGCTCAAAACAATTTATAATATGGAATCAAAAGGACTAGGAGACACAGTTGCAAAGATCACAGAAGCAACAGGAATTGCAAAGGCTGTAGAAACAGTAACACATGCCGTCGGCATACAAGACTGCGGCTGCAAGAAGAGGCAAAATCAATTAAATAAGATCTTTCCTTACAGTAGTGGAAAGTAGTATATTTATATATAACTAACAGGTTAATTTAAATTTCGTTATATGGAAAATACAAAACTTTCGCAAGAGGAGCTACAATCAATTCAGCAACTCCAGGAAAAAAACAGAGCAATCGTCATTGAATTTGGCGAGGTCGAATTGATCAAACTAAACCTTGAGCGTAGAGTTGAAAACGCTAAGAAATTCTTAGCTGAACTTCGTGAAGAAGAGAACACCTTTGGTAAGGAACTTTCCGATAAGTACGGCGACGGGACTGTAGACCTTTCTACAGGCGAGTTCGTACCGGCTCCTAAGACCGAGGATGCTCCTGCTGGAGAGGTTTCTGCTGCTGAATAGGTAGCTGGTGATCCTGCATTAGAAGTAAAGAGGGTTTCGGCCCTCTTTTTCTATTTATATGAAAATCTTTTTACATTATGGCCATAGGAGATAAAAAATCTTTACTGCAACCTAGCTCCACCCAATCACAGCAGTTTAGGTTACAGTTTACTAATCTGCAGCCGACAAGCTTGACAGCCCAGCAGCTTTCTCCGGTAGCTAATGCTAGACCGGCAGTATCTGTGTTTTTGAATGCCCCTGCTCCTGTCTCCCTACAGGCCCCGCCAACTATTCCACCAGCACTACCGGCTCCGGTACCAGCACCTACTCCCGTAGTTAGTAGTGTACCTATCGTTTATAGTGATACTGCTTTTTACTTTGACGGTAATAGCTTATTTAGCTCTAGCTTAGAGACAATCGATGCCCCAATTAACCTTACAAGTTCGATGGGTATTATGATGGCTATTAAGCCTAATGTATTTACAACTGGTAGTACGCAGACTATACTTCATATGTACTCTGGCAGCTTTGCTAGTCAGTCTTTAGCTATTTCATTAGTCAACGGAGCTATACAGACTACCTTCCGGAATAATGGACAAACCGCTACCTTCTCTCGTAATGCTTCTAGTATAGGTACTCTAGGAAATGGATACACCCTAGTAACATTTGAATACTTCGGTAACAGCGAGTATAACTCCTTAACTAACCCTTCTTACGGCTTCCCCAGCATACAGTTTAACAAAGATACAGCAAATACTAATGCAACACAAACTACACAAACTAGTATAGAGAGTTTAAGTGCTTCGTTTGCAAATACGGACCACCTCTACATTGGAGGTACCCAATTTGAACCTAACATGAATTTTCAAGGAGCTATTGGATTTGTTGCCTTTAATTTTGGCTCACCCTACACCTCAGCATACCCTAACGCTATCTTTGATCAGAGACTTCCCGCAAAAGATTTAACTACAGCTGGTTCTTTTAAAACCCGAGTTTATACCTTTGGAGAACCCAACGGAAGCGGTGTTGCAGTAGAGACAACAGGTAGTGGAGCAACTAAAAACGTAACATTAACACTCTCAGGGTCTGTAATTACAAATGCTAATTACTCATACTTCGTTAGGTAATGGTTTGCACTACTAACGCATATTTATACTAAGATCAATTAACCTTTCCTTAAAATGTCAGAAAGAATTTTATCACCAGGCGTTTTTTCAAGAGAAAACGACCTGTCTTTTGTAACCCCAGCAGCCGGCGAAGTCTCTACAGCACTAGTAGGACCTACTACCAAAGGCCCTCAGGACATACCAACTATAGTACGTTCTTACGGGGAGTACTTGAATATGTTCGGAGGTGCTTTTAAGTCAGGAAGTGACTACTACACCCACTATACTGCACTAGCTGCCGAAAAATATTTTGAGCAGGGCGGTTCTTCACTCCTAGTAACCAGGGTATCCAATCAAACCTTCAGTCCAGCATCTGCTACGATCACAAGCGGATCAACCTCATGGGTGACTCTCACCACTGTGACTGAAGGGGCTATAATGAATAACAGCGGTTCTGCAGGAACAAACAACTCTCTTGCGAGCGGCTCAGCTGATAACATCAGATACGAAGTTACTTCAAAGAATACCCAGCAAGGTACTTTCTCACTTATTATTAGAAGAGGGGATGATAACGAAAAGAACAAAATCGTTCTTGAATCTTATCAAAATCTCTCCTTAGACCCTAAGTCAACTAACTACGTTGCAAGAGTAATCGGGGACCAGTATCGGACTAACCAAGGTGATTCAGTATTAGTGGAAGGTGAATATCCTAACGCCTCTAAGTACGTCTACGTATCAAGCGTCAATACTAAAATGCCTGACTATCTGGATAACAACGGTGTAGCTAATACAGCCTACTCAGCTTCGTTTGCAAACTTTGCAATCGGTAGCGGATCTATCAACGGAGCTTTTGCCAGCGGAACCGGTACACTATTTCAAGCCGCCGTTCAAGCACAGTTTGTTAACCTAGCAGCTAACGACAGTCAGGGTATTGCACCTTCCACTGCCTACGATACGGCAATCGCTACTCTTGCTAACAGAGACGAATACAGATTTAACGTCCTACTAACACCAGGTCTAACTAAAGATCTCCACTCCTCACAGGTAACCCAGTTTATCGATCTAGTAGAGACTAGAGGAGACGCAATTTACGTTGTCGACCCGGTAGGGTACGGCAGCTCAACTGCCACTGCAACCACCCAAGCCGGAGGAATGAACAGCTCATTTGCTGCCGCTTACTGGCCTTGGGTTAAGGTAGCAAACAACGAGTTAGGTAAAAACGTTTGGGCACCTGCTTCAACGGTCCTAGGAGGCGTATTCGCCTTCAACGACAGAGTAGGAGCAGAATGGTTCGCACCAGCAGGTCTACTAAGAGGGGGAATTCCTTCAGTAGTTATGGCAGAAAGAAAGCTTTCTCAGTCAGACAGAGATACTCTCTACTTAGGTAAAGTAAACCCAATCGCTACCTTCCCAGGTTCAGGAGTAGTTGCTTACGGTCAGAAGACCTTGCAAACTAAGGCTTCGGCTTTAGACCGGGTCAACGTCCGCAGACTTCTTATCAACCTTAAGAACTTCATCGGTGACCAGGCCAACACTCTAGTATTTGAGCAGAACACAATCGCTACCCGCAACAGATTCCTTGCCGCCGTTACCCCATACCTTGAGACTGTAGTACAGAGACAAGGACTTTACGCTTATAGAGTGTTAATGGACGACACCAACAACACTGCCGATGTTATTGACCGCAACCAGCTTGTAGGTCAGATCTTCATCCAACCTGCCAAGACAGCAGAATTCATCGTACTAGACTTTGTAGTCCAGCCTACGGGAGCAACATTTAACGTATAAGCTATTTATAATTAAATAATCAGACCAGCAAAATGCCAGTACTAGATCCAAACGAAATTATGTTTACAGCCTTCGAGCCGAAGGTAGCTAACAGATTTATTATGTACATCGATGGAATTCCATCTTACTTGGTTAAGAGTGTCTCTTCACCTTCCTTCACAGACGGTGTCATCAAACTTGATCACATCAACACTTACAGAAAGATCAGAGGCAAGAGAGAGTGGCAGAACATGACCCTCAGCCTTTATGACCCCATCACACCTTCAGGTGCACAGGCGGTCATGGAGTGGGCTAGACTTGGATACGAGTCAGTTACTGGCCGGGCCGGGTACTCGGACTTCTATAAGAAGGACGTCACCTTGAATGCTCTCGGACCAGTAGGTGATATAATCGGTGAGTGGATCATCAAAGGTTCATTTGTAGTCTCTTCTAACTTCGGTCAGTACAACTGGTCTACAGAGGATGCCATCAACGTTGAACTGCAGCTTGCAATGGATTATTGCGTACTGAACTTCTAAAGATTTAGTCTTTATAAAAAATACAAGCCCGGTCTAAATGGCCGGGTTTTTTATTTTAATATATTTATATATAAGAAACTAAAGTTATTTAAAATATGGCATTTAATATACCAACCGAAGTCGTTGAACTTCCCTCTAAAGGACTAGTATACCCAGCCGACAGTCCTCTATCAAGCGGTAAAATTGAAATGAAGTATATGACCGCTAAAGAAGAGGACATACTTACCAATCAGAATTACCTTCGTCAAGGTATTGCAATCGACAAGCTTTTGCAATCAATGATCGTTTCTCCTATTAACTACAATGATCTACTGATCGGAGATAGAGATGCTTTAATGCTAGCAGCTAGAATACTTTCCTACGGTAAGGAGTATTCGTTTGCGTATAAGGGTAAAGAACATAAGGTAGACCTTACCTCTTACCAATCTAAGGTAATTAACGAAAAAGAGTATTCCGCCGGAGTTAACGAGTTTACTTTTACACTACCGGATACCGGGAACGTGATTACCTTCAAGCTGCTTAGCCACGGAGATGAAGGTAAGATAGACACAGAGATAAAAGGTCTACAGAAAGTTAACCAAGAGTCTTCTACCCAAGTTACCACACGTCTAAAATACACTATCACATCTATCAACGGATCCAGAGAAGTGAAAGACATCAGAGACTTTATTGATAATGCATTTTTGGCTAAAGAAGCTAGAGCGTTTAGAGAGTATTACAGTTCACTGCTACCTGGAATCGATTATACAACCAGGCTAGTAATCAATGGCGTAGAGGAGGACGTCGATCTTCCGATCGGTCTTAGCTTTTTTTGGCCTGACGCCTGAGTATAGGACTTTCCTATTTACACAACTTCATGAAATAGTATTTCATGGCAAAGGCGGGTACAACTGGGAGACAGTTTACAACATGCCGATATGGCTTAGAAAACTTACTTTTAGAATGATTGAAAAGCACTATCAAGATGAAAACGAGAACATTGAAAAATCTCAAAATATCCAAAAAGCTACAGCTCAAAACACTAAGCCTTTAGGTCCCGCTATTAGTTCCCCTACCTACAGTACTAAAGTTGCTAGAAAGTAGGAGGTTTCTATTTATATGTATATAGACTTGCATGGCTGACGAACAAAATAAACAAGCTCAGGAACTTACTGATATCTTCGGACTTCAAAATAAGAGGTTAGAGGAACAAGCTGAGTTACAAAAGCAGTTAACTGAAAATACAGCTCTTTACAGAAGCTTTGGAAGTAAAATTCTTTCAAATCAAGTTAAAGCACTTGATCTACAAGCACAGGCAGACGTATTTGAAAAAGAAGGCAACAAGAGTCAAGCTAAGAAATTAGCTCTACAGGCAAAAGCGCTTGAAGCGTCAGCTGAATTACTTAGTGAAAAGCAGGCTGAGTTAAAAATCGATAACGAACAACTTGCAGCCCAAGTACAAAAGGAAAAAAATAACAAAAAAGCTCTAACTTCTTTAAAAGAAACCCTTGGATTAACAGGTCTTTTAAGCAAGCTGACTGCCACTCTGTCGGTAGCAGGGCTAGGAAAAAGTCTACTGGGTGTAAATAATGATGTATTTACTCTTTCTAAGACTCTAGGCCAAGGAGTAGCTGCATCCAGAGACTTAAGAGAACAATTTGAAGAATACTCGCTAGGTAATACCAGAATTGACGCAGAGAGATTAACCCAGGCTACTGTTGATCTTGGTCAAGCTCTAGGAACTAACGTCCTGTTTAGCAATGAGTTTGCTGAAGATTTTGTTAAAGCTACCGAGTTTATAGGACTTACCAAAGAAGCAGCAGGGGGTCTAGCTAGGATAGCAGTAGGCTTAGGTCAGTCAGCTGAAGGCTATCGAGAGAGTATAGCTAATGCTTTGATACCAACTCTTAAGGCAAACAGCATAAATCTTAGTCTAAAAGACGTCTACGAAGAGATAGGCAAGCTTTCAGCCAGTACAGTAGTTACTTTAGGCAGATCACCCGAGAAACTAACCCAAGCAGTAGTACAGGCAAAAAGATTTGGTTTAGAGCTCAACAATCTAAACGGAATCGCTAGCAGCCTGCTTGATTTTGAGACCTCAATCGGTGCTGAACTTGAAGCAGAACTACTAACGGGCAAGCAGCTTAACTTAGAAAAAGCTAGAGCAGCAGCCCTTACCGGAGATCAGAATACTTTGATGCGGGAGATTGCAAACGCAGCTGGAAGCTTGAATGAATTTGAGAACATGAACGTTCTTGCTCGTCAATCTCTCGCCCAGTCACTAGGTCTTAACGTCGACCAGATGTCAGAAATGCTTTTAAAGCAGGAGGCAATCAACCAACTTGGCGCTGAAGGAGAAAAAGCTACAAACGCTCAGTTAAAAGCAGCCCAGGCGCTGATGAGTACCGAAGATGGTAGAACGTTATCACTCGGTGAAGCATTAGAAAAGATTCAAGCACAGGAAAACGCTACTAAAAACTTTGAACAAGCTGTTAGAAAGCTACAAACCATCTTTACAGACATCTTTAGTAAGATGGAACCTATTATTGACGGGATAGCAGGAATGGTTAAAGGTTTTGCTGAATCACCTTTCGCTGGAGTGAGTGTTATAGCAATAGCTAGTATAGCAGGTCTTTTAGGAGCTCTAAAAGCCTTCACAGGCTTGAGAGGAGCTGCACCGTTCTTCCCTATGTTTACTAAAGAGGTAGGAATCCCTGACGCTGCAGGCGGTGCTACAACCGTTCCTGGTGTCAAAGGACTTAGCCGCACTGCTAAAATTGGACTAGGAGCAGGGGCAGCGGGTCTAGTAGGTGGTATGGCTCTCAACGCCGCCGCCGATAGCCAGGATCCGGAAAGCGGAGCTGCAATGGGATTAGGAGTAGCAGGTAGCGCACTCCAATACGGAGGTACTGGTGCTATGATCGGCAGCTTTGGCGGCCCAGTTGGGATAGCAGTCGGAGCTGGAGTAGGAGCGGTTATTGGAGGATTCATGGGCTATCTGGATAGGAAAGAAGAAAGAGAAAAAGCAGAGAGCGAAAAGAAGAAAGAAGCTGATAGCCAGCGTGCTGAAAAACAAGAAGGTTTCCTTACAAGGTTAGCCGAGAGGGAGGTAAAACTGATGCTTGATGGCAACAGGTTAGGTCAAGGGTTGGCAGTAACTAACTACAGAGTAAACTAAGATGCCACTACTAGACCTTAAAACTGAATTAAAGTCCCTTACCTACCAGGGCAATGGTCCGGCTGTACAGAAGGATATAAATAATCCTGGTGTTAAGGCTAGTAACCTACTACAAGGTCAGATCGATGACGTTACTAGGGTAACTAGTCTTCTACTGAGCACTAAAGGAGCTATTTTCACTGCCAAACAAGCACTACTACAATCCAGTCAGCCTATCGGAAGCCGGTTACTCAACACAGCAACCGCACTAGGAAATATCATAGGTCAGGTTGCAGTCAACGGCACCGGTACTCACTTCATACCTCCTGCCTCAAGCCGGAAGTACACCAACGTAAATGAAGCAGCTTCACAAGCCAAGTACAGCGGTAAGATCACTATACAGAATGTAAGATCAGCTACCGGCAGAAGAGAAGCTAGTCAGGATCTTATATACAGTACCGGTACCGGTAACGTAGCAGGAACTATTGGAGGCCCACAGATCAAAACTGAAGCTATTGAAGGAGTACCTAATCAAGCTTCCCTTAAAACTGATCCTGCAGTTTACGACACCATGCCGGTGGTGTTTCAGATATATAATGACCCTGCATCTTTGATTATATTTAGAGGTTTTATTGCAGGGTTATCCGATAGCTTTGCAGGAGCCTGGTCTCCGGTCGATTACGTAGGCAGGGGTGAAAGTCTGTACACATACTCAAAATTTAGTAGGACTTTATCCTTTACATTAACTGTTCCTATGTTGCAGTTATCGGATCAGTATCCCGTATATGAAAAAGTAAATTCACTAGTCTCCTACACTGCCCCGAGATACAATGACTTCTCAGGATTAGCGGAAGGAACGTTCTTAAAAATTAGAGTAGGTGATTATATCCAGGCATGCGGGTTTTTGAACTCCGCTAACGTATCCCTTAGTGATGAAGTTCCATGGTCGGACGGGGTGCACAAAAATACTTTCCTACCGCAAGTTTTAAATATTCAGTTAAACTTTACAGTTATTCAAAACCTGCTACCGCAAAGATTCACAACCCCGGGAGGCTACCTTCCTTATATTAATTCCAATAGAGATCGAGAGTTACAAGGTGTTGCAATCTCTGAAGATCTACAACCAGAAACTCTAGCGTAATAGTATGGAAAGATATCGAGAAATAGAAGTTATAGGAACTGATACGCCCTACAAAGCTACAGTCATATACCCTTACATAGCTGAAGCTGAAACCGACTACTACGTTATTTCAACAACCGGAGATCGGTTTGATCTCTTATCACAGCAATTCTACAAAAGCACCGACTACTGGTGGGCGATAGCTAGCGCTAATCCGAACGTAAGAAAAGATACTCTTAACATTGAACCTGGACTACAGATAAGGATACCTTACCCTCTGGTAAGAGTATTGCAGACATACGAAAATGTAAACGTTACAAGATGAGCTTTGAAGTAGGAAAACCTATTGATTCATTAGCTGCAGATCAAATACTGCTCCGGCAAGATGTAATCGGGGATCAATACAGGCTAGCTAGGCCCGACCTTGCTTACGGATACTACTTTGAAAAAACTCCTTGGATTAAACTATCATCGGGTGTAAATATAGACAATAGTAAGGCCGGAAAAAGAATAGCAAGAACATTGCTAGGAGATGAAAACCTCACCGGGGATGTCTTAGCCAGGGAAAACGTACTCTTTAACTTGACTGAAATTCAATCGCCCGATCAACTGAGTCAAATTATACAATCAAAAGGATTACCCGACCTCCCGGGGTATGAAGATTCTACAACTCAAGGAATCAGGCCCTTACCGGGCATTCTTTCTATGAATCTAAGGACTCATAATACGTTCGGTTCGGTAAGGACGGCGACAGTAAACTTTGTTTGCTGGACAGTTCAACAACTTGAAGTACTTGAAGTACTTTATATGAGACCGGGGTATACCGCGTTACTAGAATGGGGCCACTCACGGTACCTATACGAAGAAGATGGGTCAGCAAAAACCGATTCAGTAGGCGCTTATGGGATTGATTTTTTTGGCACTAAGAAAAAAAGGAGTGATATAACCAAACAGTTACTAGACCAGAGACTAAAGTACCGTTACAACTACGATGGTATGTACGGACTTATAAAAAACTTCTCATGGTCTTTAAGACCTGACGGAGGTTATGACTGCAGGATGGATGTTGTTTCGACCGGAGAGCTTATTGAATCACTAAAGATTAATATAGGTATAACCGATGGAGTAAAGGGAATAAAAGCTAAGCAAAACCAGCCCCCAGTTGTTGCAGGACCTAGTAAGACTGTTACTTTAGAGCAAGCCGCAGCAAACGGAGAAAGCTTTGATAAGTTCGCCAATGCTGATAAAGACGCTAGAGCAGCTTCAGCAGCTAAGGCCTACGGACAAACAACAGCAGTTCAGGACAACACTAACCCAGCATTAATTGCCCCAAGTGTAACACCGGACGAACCTTTAGTCGATGTAGCCACTCCGGATTCAACCGACTCAAATAGAAGCCTTCTGCACTATATTCTTTTATCTAAAATAGAACAGTATATCTACAATACTTTAAGTTACTTTAAAACAACAGGGTATAGAGAAGGTCAATTTCAAGATGAACTACTAAAGGCAATATTCACCGATAACCTAACAAACGTTGACGATCTCGACAATAACTACAGAGGTTACATCTACGCTATTTTCGACGGAGCCGCGGAACCTGAAGAAGGTAGCTCTGAACCCGAACTTACTGCATTTTACTATTTAAAATTAGGACTTCTTGTTGAAATTATAAACAGGACTATTCTCACTTCTACAACCTTAGAGGAACCTTTTTTTGTTTTAGAAACTGAAAGAACCAGGTTTAAGTATAAAACTTTTGATAATCACGTCTCTATCGACCCTCAAATTTGCTTACTCCCTGATACACTTGACACTTATGTAGATACGGTAGGTACCAAGAAAACTCTCCGGGAAATTGACCCACTCCTACCGACCGCAGTTACAGGTACTGATACTATCCCCCCTACTGTCGATGATGTAAATATTCTAGATATATACGTAAATATTAGAAATATTACATCAACTTTAAATTCCTTTATAGATAGTGAAGGAGAGGTAACTCTTTACAGCTTTTTAGAAAGTCTTCTCAAAAGTATTAATGTTGCTACCGGTGGAGTGAGTAATCTGCAGCTGCAGTATTTTGAAGATACAGCAAAATATGCAATAGTAGACCGAAACTTTATAACTAAATTTTCTGCTGATATCTCTCAAATTAATATTTCAGGCAGAGACAGTATCGTTCGCAACTTCAACTTAACAAGCAAGCTAAGTCCGCGGATCGGGACTATGGTTGCTATTTCAGCTCAAGCATCACCCTACTCAACCGGAATTGAAGCTACAGGATTAGCATTCCTTAATAGAGGCCTCCAGGACAGGATTATTGTTGAACGAACTGATCCCCAGGCCAGTAAAGTAAAAAAACAAAAAGAGGAAGATCTAACTAAAGAAATAACTTTAGAGCTCGAAAAATTAGTCGAAGTACAAAAAGCTATTATAGAACTTTACGGAAAGTTAACTAACCCTGATGGTACTAGAAAATACACATACTCAGATGGACAAATTAGGTCGGCAGTAAGTCAATACTCTACGTATGTAGCTTACGCTACCGGTCAGGTAAACAATCCAGCCTACAGTTTTATTATACCTTTTGAGTTAGAACTTACCCTGGAAGGAATCTCCGGCTTTAAAATTATGGAAAGTTTTAGAGTCAATAAAATAGTTCTCCCGTACACTTACAGAGGCACCGATGCAAATGATATTGCTTTTCTCATTACAGGATTAGAACACCAAGTCACTAGTCAGAGCTGGAATACAGTTGTAAGATCACAGCTTTACATCACCGGTCCAACTCATAAAACAAAAGTCCATGTACTTAGGGATCTTAAGCAAGCACCTACCGAACAATCTACAAGCTCTTTAGGAGATCGTTCCAGAGGCACTACGCAGCTATCTGCACAGGAAACTGCCGACTTCTTTAAGGATGTTTACACAGGACTAGGTGTAACAGCTCCTAACAGTTTTCAATTAAGATTTTTTGAAATTTGGAGACAGAAAGAGGGAGCTCAAGCGGCTTGGAATCCTTTTAACACTACTCAAAAAACTACCGATTCTAGTTTCTTTAATAGAATTACAGATACTACTGGCGTTCAGAACTACACCAACAGAAAGATCGGAATCGACGCTACTGTTAAAACTTTAAAGAACGGGTACTACACAGACCTTATTGAAAAAATTAAAGCAATTAAAAGTACAGTAGATATAAAAAACGCTATGAGAGCTCTAGACAAATCACCATGGGGAACTAGGTTTAAAGACGAGAAAAATATAGAAGCTTTTTATGTACAAAAATTTTCAGACTTCATGTGGAGTGGACCTATTGTTAAGAGATAAACAAGATGTACTTACCTAAAACTAAATATATTGGCGGAAAGTTTACTAACGGAGAAGAGTGGTCACTAGAAGGAGAAACTACTTCTTACGTAGGTTACTACTTTGAAGTTTCTAACAACCGCTCATACACCGGCCGCCGGCCTGGAGACGGAGCAAACAACCTCCTTGTTCCTTTTATAGACGAATCGCAAACCCCTAACCTCCCAGTAAACAAGACCACCTACGATAGGATTAGGAATAATGCTGAAGCATTTGCTCTTAAGAGAACCCTACCTATTCCCATCTACTACCCGGTCCCTACCCGGCTAGACTATCAGAACTCTAAATTTATAAGGTATTTAGCCAAAGAAAAACTTACAGGAAAAGTTTGTGAGATTACTTTAGATACTTATATTGCATTAAATAATAATGACACCCGGTACTACTACCCAGGGTACATCACCACCAAGCTCTTCTGGACTATAATTGGACCTCTAGAAGATACTTTAGTTGATGGGGTTGTTTTATTCGGTGCTGCCTCTATAAACAATAAATCTAGAGAGTTAGCTGATAAGGAAGTCCCCGGTGCTAGAAAATTTTTAAACAACCTAGCGCAGTTTGTAATATGAAAGTTCTTTCGTATATTAGAAAAGGTTATGCAAACGGGTTATGTTTTATATCGTCGAGAGTCAAGA